TTGAGATATTAAATTCTTTCTCCTCAGGGTCAGTATTGTGGACATCATATACAAAAGGAAGGAACTCCTCACCACAGTAGGAGCATTTCCCTTCTAAATGTTCTATGATGTCCACAATACTGACCCTGAGGAGAAAGAATTTAATATCTCAAAGATAAGTAGGTTCCCGTGGAACAGGATCGTGAAGGAGTTGGAGAACTATGTCTTACTCTGCGCCAACTGCCACAGGCTTGTCCACAGTAGTGACTCAAAGTAGTGGAGGTTACTTTATGAACGGTAAGAAGGCTAAGGAGATTCGTAGAATGACAACCGCTATGAATCCCGGCCCAAACTGGAAACGCTTGTATCGTCTTCTCAAGAAGATGTACGTGCGAGGAAGGAAAACAAATATATGAATCCATTAGCGTTAATTTTTGGCCCCATCGTATCTGCCGGCAAAGAGCTAGGCAAGATGTGGATGGAAGGAAGACAGAAGAAGCACGAAGCAAAGATGGCACATCTTGGTCGAGTGACTCAGGGTGAGATTGACTATAACAGCCTAGCGCAACAGGGCATGGCTGCGTCCTTGAAGGACGAGTTTCTCACCATCTGGATTACGACTATGGTCACACTCCACTTCTACCCACCGATGCAACCGTACTTAGAACGAGGATGGAAGGCTCTTGATACCCTCGCCCCCGATTGGTTTGGCTATTGTTTCGTGGGAATGTTTGTGGCGGTGTTTGGATTGAAAGGTTGGAAGATATTCAAGAACGATTAAGGAGCCGAAATGATATGTGACTACTGTTTTGCTGTGACCCCCGGGGATCTGGAAGAGGTTCCCGGACCACTCAAGCTTGACACATGGCGTAAAAAAATGTGCATGGAGTGTGCCGAGATGTACGTTGAGAAGCCTTGGCTTCTGGACGAGAACACCCATGAGGTCAATCGGGCGATCGGAGCTAATAAGATAACCAAGGAGGACTTAAATGTGTTGTCAAGACCGTACTCATCTACACGAAGCGGAGGAGCTTCTAAAGCTAATGTACCGAAAAAATCGCGCGCTGGAAGCCGCTGCGCAGGCAAGTGAGGAGCTTCGTCACGAGCAATATAAGGATATGGAGAAGTTGCGAGTTCATGTACTGGAACTTGTGAAGCACATAAATGTTCTCGTGAAAGAGAATGAGAAGCTACAGGCTTGCTATCGGTGCTGTGATAACTATTTGGACCCAGAAGACTGCAAACTATAGGAGAAAATGACAGAATGTCAAACATACTCTTAATCGATGGCGACATTGAGGTGTATAGGCAAGCGTGCGTCAACGAGCAGACAATTGATTGGGGGGATGGTACGGAGACTACCCACCTGACCCCCGAAGTGGCTCAAGCTAACCTTGACGACATCATAGCGTATTGGACTGAGAAGTTTGAAGCTAGGTATGTATACGTCTGCCTTGGCTCCTCTAATTACTTCCGCAAGAAGCTAATGCCTGAGTACAAGCATTTCCGTCAGAAGACCAAGGAGCCTATACTCAGGCATGATCTAATCAACTATGTTAGCATGAACTACAACGTGATCTCTTGGGACACGCTGGAAGCTGACGATGTAATGGGGATAATGAGTACCGGGCCTTTACTTGCCGACTTAGGCAGGCCCGTTATCGTATCCATGGACAAAGACATGAAACAGATACCGGGACTTCTCTATAACCCAAACAGATCTGACGATGGAATTGTCAAGGTCAGCAAAGAGGATGCCGACTATTGGTTCTACCTTCAAGTACTGACGGGCGACCCGACAGACGGTTATAAGGGAATCCCCGGTGTAGGCATCAAGAGGGCTGAGAAGATTCTACTAGAGGTTACTACAGAGGAAGAGTATTGGCCTGCCATAGTGGAAGCCTACGAAGCTAAGGGACTGACAGAAGAGGATGCAATACTGAATGCAAGGATGGCTCGTATCCTCCGATGGGAAGACTACGACTACGATAACAAGGAGGTAATACTGTGGACACCTTAAAAAGGTATGCTGCTGAGATATTGAAGAAGAGGTATCGTCCAGCCCAAATGCTTTTGAAGGAAGCTGCTGAGATACTTACTGATCGTGGAGTTGAAAGGGACAAGGACGAGGGAGAACGGGCTATGCCTCACCTTGTGACTGTGTTCAATGCACTCACTGGTCACAACCTCAGCAATGAGGATGGATGGACATTCATGCTACTACTCAAACTCGTGCGAATGCGTGGGGGAGTCCATAAAGATGACGATTACCTAGACGCAATCGGCTACTCTGCTCTGTTAGCGGAAGAGGCAATAAGGAACAAATAATGACACTGTGGGTAACTTGTAAAACCTGTGGCCCGCTCTTGGCTTTCACCCCCCAAGGTCCGGCTTTTTCTTTTGAACTGACGTGCCAATGTGGTGCGAAAGTTGTTCATTTTGAGGGCTGTTCATCCCCGGTGAACAAGCCAAAAAATGAACAGTCAAGTTGTTGAGATTAAAAGGAGAACCCCCATTTAGGGGGTTTAATCGACTTACTATAGGAACATCTCAGGAGTTATATGATGAAGATACCATTAACATCTGTAGACTTAATCAAGAAACTAGACAGGGAGTTTCCAGTTAGACCTATCCGGGCGACAGACTATCAGGACAAAGCAGCCGAAGTCCGAATGCTACTGTACGCAGGGAAGAGGGAACTAATTGATTTGCTCCTAGTCTCATTGTCCGACTCTGAGGAGTCATTACCAATTCTAAACAAGAAGGAGTAGACCTATGTGTGGAAGCCCCAACGTGCCTGACCCGGAACCAGCACCGCCCCCGGCTCCCCTACCTCCTCCTCCCCCACCTCCAGAAACCAAAGAAGCCATTCAAGCAGCCCCCGAAAAGACAGCAGAGAAAAGGACGGGGCGCACTCAGCTTACTATAAAGAAACAAAACCAAATGGGTGGCACGTCTAACACAGGTGCTGGTGGAGGACTCAACGCTTAAAGGAGAAGACAGCGATGATAAGAGCCAATATTTATGAAACAAATCCCAACATTCGTGCACCTTACAATCCCTTTGCGAGTTTCGGTAAACACGCTGCTGCTATCTCAGCTTGGTATAAGACCAGAAACAAGAAAGCAGCCTCAAACTACGCCTATTGGGAACGACACGGCACGTCTTTCAATGCGAATAACATCTCCAGCGCAGCTAAAGCTCGAGGCTCCAAATGGAGTCAGGAAGATTGGGATAACCAAGTCAGATCTATCCTAGCTGGCGAAACTGGTGTCCAGTGGCGAGACGGCAAGAAGTTCCAGCAGCGGTCAAAAACAGGTTGGGGTTCTATGTATTGGGAACCAGCCAAAGGTTACGAAGTCTCGTACAAAGAAGAACTTGGCGAGGATGGAATCTACCGAAAGACCGCATACAAAACTGAAGGCTTTGCAGACTACGGAGCTCATTGGTTAGGGCGTGGTAGATCAAAGAGGAATTACAAGGGTGCTGAAGCCTACCAACGTGGTGACAGAAAAGCAATGGAAGAGTACGGCTTTAAGTATCCTGCTCCTGCACCTCCTCCTGAACAGCCTGCTGATGCCCCGGCTGCCGGCGCAGGTGATGACGACAAACCAAACATTGCTTCAGGCCCAAGGAAGACCGCTGACATGACTATCGCTAAGAAGAAGAAGAAGCGCAAGGAACTTGGTGCGCCCGGTGGTGGTGGTGGTGCAGGTCTTGGCGTTTCTTACTAAAGGAGAATCTATCACATGAGTACTGTCGGCCCCGGTGCTGTCAGTAAACGGTACAAGAAGTTAGTAACATTTAGGGAACCATTTCTCAGACGAGCAAGGGACTGTTCTAGGCTGACAATCCCCACGCTCATACCCCCACAAGGACACAATAGCAACTCACCTTTACCGACTCCTTATCAATCCCTAGGAGCCAGAGGAGTAAACAATCTATCATCCAAGTTATTGCTTACTATGTTGCCCCCCAATGCCCCATTCTTTCAGCTACAAATAGAAGATGCTTTCCTTGATATGCTCGTAGCTGAGCAAGGTGAAGAGGCGAAGACTAAAGTCGAGAGTGCTTTGGCTAAGATGGAACGGACAATCATGGATGACATTGATGCGTCCGATGCCAGAGTTAGTACCTTTGAAGCACTGAAGCATCTTTTAGTTGGTGGGAACGTCCTCATTCACCTTCCAAAAGAAGGTGGGATGCGTGTCTTTCAAATGTGGCAATACTGTGTCAAGCGTGATCCCGAAGGTGCAGTATTGGAAATTGTTATCAACGAGAAAATATCTCCTGGCTCAATCCCCCCGGAAATTTTGGACGCTTGCAAGATGCCTAGTTATCTGCACGACCAAAAGAAACGGGACGAGCCTGTCGATGTCTACACCCATATAAGACGCAACGGTAAGTACTTTGAAGCTACTCAGGAGCTTAATGGCTATATCGTACCGGGAAGCTACGGCAAGTTCCCTGTCGAGAAGAGTCCCTTCATTGCCCTCCGTTGGGCCAAGCTAGACGGTGAAGACTATGGACGTGGCTTAGTCGAGGAGTATCTTGGTGACCTAATCTCCCTAGAGGGACTCATGAAGTCCATCGTTCAGGGATCTGCTGCTGCTGCAAAGGTACTGTTTCTGGTCGCCCCCAATTCAACTACGAAGCAGAAGGACATCGTATCCGCTGAGTCGGGTGATGTCAAAACAGGTCGAGCCGATGACGTGTCCGTCCTCCAAATGGAGAAGTACGGGGACTTCAAGATCGCACTCGACACAATCACAATGCTAGACAGGAGACTTTCGTTTGCCTTCATGCTCAATTCATCCGTACAGAGGAAGGGAGAACGGGTGACAGCTACTGAGATTCAGATGATGGCTGGTGAGCTTGAGGATAGTCTAGGTGGTGCGTATTCGCTCCTCTCGCAAGAGTTTCAGTTGCCCTTGCTCAAGGCTATCAAGAACAGAATGACCAAGGCAGGGAAGCTCCCTGCACTTCCTGAGAAGGATTTGCAAGTCAAGATTATCACAGGTATGCAAGCACTTGGTCGTAAGCATGAGCAGGACAAGCTCGACTTACTGCTTCAACACCTCACTCCGTTCGGCCCGGAAGTCCTCGCACAATACCTCAAGATGGGTGAGTACATTCAGAAGACTGCTACCAACTTGGGTGTCGATATTGATGGACTAATCAGGTCACAGGACGAGGTAGATCAAATGAATGAGCAGGCTAATCAGCAAGCTCAGATTCAGGCTCTATTACCTGAGATCATTAAACAGGCAGGCCCAATACTGAAAGATCAGATGGGCCAAGGGAAAGGAGACAAGTAGTAATGACTGAAGCAAGAATGGAAGAAGCCTACATCCCGAAAGAGGGTGACGGCATAACTTCAGCAGCATTAGAGAGAGACCTTCTTCAGGCTCTATTACCTAAGATCACTAAACAGGCAGGCCCA